TAGGGTGTCCAGTTCCATGTTCTCGTTTTTGATTATGTTTTAGCAACTTAGCACACTGTAAATCAGTAAATTAAGCACAAAATATAAGACAAATTTAACTGTCAAAAAGTCTGATGTAGATTCGCACAAGATTATAGTTTATTTAGTGAATGATTATCAATGACTTAGATGGTTATTACATTGTTTTTGATACTAAAAACTGGAACACAGAACTGGACACCCTATATGTTATACGAAGCAAAACAAGGTACAAAGGCTTATAAATACATTAAGAGTATTCTCGATGCAGAATTTGAAGAGCATCAAGCCTACATGAAAAGAGTAGAAGAAGCCGTAGGTTTCAAATTTGAAAAATATCAGGGCTATCAGCCTAACAGAACTCTCACAAGAGTGTACGAGATTACCGCTATATGTGTTCCTTCTGAGTGTTACGATACGTTAGATAAGAAGGTGTGGAAGAAGATAGACGGTGTAAAATTGGAGGACGGTTACTATATAGCTATTGCGCCTAACAAGCGTAGTAAGCAAGGTAAGGCAATAGCAGCAGTACTTACATCATATAAATCCTTTACTCATCATTTCCAGATATTGGAGGAACTGAATATCGAAGTTCCGTACGTCAGCCGATTCTCCATCACCCAGCTTTTACGTCACAAAGACCGCATTTTCGTTTACTTCGATAATAGTATTAGAGCTGAAAAGCAAAATCTAGACTTCGTGGAAATCACGATAGGTGAATATGAAGATTTCGTTAATAAAAAGGACTAAGCTATGGATAAACTAGAATACATTCCAGGAGATTTGGTGATGACAAATGGAGTACCACTAGGTACAGCACAGAATGTCGTTTACAGAGTAACATCATCTGACCCATCAAAGACTTTGGAGTTGGACGATGGAACGGTTACGAAAGGTGTTGTCTGCTTAGAGAACATTGAAGGTGCGGAATTTGGAGAGAAAGGCTATCTCTTATGTGACTGCTGTGCTTGGGTTAAGGATATTGTTCCGATTCCTCTCACTCAGAAAATTCTATGTAAGAATAAATGGGAAACAAATGCTATTGACTATGATTATAGCATCAATGATAAGCTATACTTTCGTGCGTTCCCAGCAGAAAGGAAAGCAGGCTGTATTGAATTAGAAGTCTATAACAATATTGCTCCATCTGATAGCTATGACGTATGCCAAGATGATTTTTATCTTGGGGATATTTCATACGTGCATGACTTGCAGCACCTTCTATTCGGTCTAGGACTTAACTCAGAAATGGAGGTGTAAGTATGTTAAGAGAAGATATTAGAGGAATCTGTCACAGACCTTGTATCTACAATGATAAAGATAAGTGTGATATGTGGGATGAGTTATCTGTTCCTGATGAAACAGAAAAGTGTGACAATCAAATATAAGTTTAACTCCTTCGGGCATAATTTTAAAGATATGACAAAAGAAGAATTAGAAGCAAAGGTTGCCAAGCAACTAAGCATTATCAATGATGCTAATGATAAGATTTGTTCTTGTGTAAATGATTACATCGAAAGCCTTCCATACAAGGTTGGTGACAAAGTAAGCTGCTCTAGATGTGATGTTTGTTGGATTACAAGTATCGTCCCTAAACGATATTACAGTGGCTATAATGGCGAGATTGATGTAAGAATCAACCCTGCTAAGAAAGATGGCACTCGCTCCAATAGAGAGTTTGTACTATGGGCTATGGAAATTGATAGTATCAAGAAGATTGATTAACCATCCTGCAAAGGATATAAATAAATAGATTATGACAGAAGAACAGTACAATGAAGTTATTTCTCTTGATAAGAGATTAAACGAGTTGAAAGGAGTGTATCACATGTTAGATAACAATGACACTCATCTTTCTTACTATAAGAAAGGTTACTTAGGTAATCATGATAGTCTTTGTAACCTTAAAGATTTATCTCCTATAAAAGACATCTTGGCAAAGTATGAAAACATCATACGCCTTGAAGTCAAAGGAGAAATGGAGAGTATTAAGAAACAAATTAGTGAAATTTAAATTATAGAGTATGGAATGGAATAAAGTATCAGAAGTAGAAATTCCTTTCTGGGAAGAGGTGATAGCCTTTAACGAAAAGTGGATTGATGAGGATTTTAATCCTAATGGAACACGAGTAGGTTTTATGCAAGACGATGGTTTTGTATCTGCAACTTGGAATAACGAGGAAGATTGCTATGATACCTGTAGTGAAGAAGGAGATGACTACTACAAAGGTGTCTCAGGTATTCCAGGAATGGACGCATACCATAAGCAGTTTGCAAAACCAAACATGCCAACGCATTGGATGAAAATGCCTACTCATCCTTAGTAAATAACCATCCTTTATAGGATATAAATATAAGTAATATGGAAGATTATCAGAAAAGAATGCTCGATGAGCATAGTGAGTTGAAAGACCGTTGGACAAAGTTGAATGCAGCTTTAGCCAAAGATGGTTTCCGTGAAAAAGTTGGGGACTATCAGTATAAATTGATGAAAGAGCAGTCATTGGGTATGAAAAAGTACTATCTCGCTTTAACTGCTCGTTTGACAGATATGGGTTTATTGAATTGTCAAGCAATGCCAGAGAAGTAACTAACCACCCTCTCCTGTAAAATGGAGAGGGTAAAAATAAAAGAATATGGTAATTTGGTTAATATTAGGAATCCTTCTTGTAATTCTTGCTATTTGTTTAGGAATAGCAGTCATACATGAATCTGATGAAAAAATAGGTGCTATAATATCTTATGTTGGATTTATAACTGGTTTATTACTTATTATTGGATACATAAATAGTAGACCACGAGCAATCGATGTATATAAAGGTAAAACTGAATTACGTATCACGTATGAAGGGAATATACCAGTAGATTCTGCGGTAGTTTTTAAAAAATAAAAAGATATGGCACAAGAAGGATGGATATGCCCTAGATGCGGAAAGGTGAACGCACCTTGGGTAATGCAATGTTTCTGTAATAGGAACACTCAGATATTACCTAAAGTCGGTGCTCCTTACTATGAAGGAGACCAAGCAACGTGTAACACAAAGGAGGATAAGCAATGAGTAAAGTAACTGCAATTAATATAATTATTAAAAAGAAAAATCTATTAAGAAAGTATAAAGAGGGATGTGTTTCTTCCATTAGTATTGATGACATTCTTGTGTGGTTGAACGACATTCAAAAAGAATTGGAGGATTGATATGACAGAAGAAATTTATAACAAAGCTACAAACTTAAGAAGTTTAATTGAAATAGACAAGAAGGCTCTTAAGTATTGGAAGGAAGCTGTAGATGCAACAGATGAAACCATCACATTGTCTAATGGGCTAGGATATAATGGGTATAAAAAAGCTTCCATTTTTAGGTTCATATCTTTTAAAGAACTGAAAGATATGGCTATTGAGAGACTTACAAAGAATTTAGAACGACATCAAAAAATGTATGAAGAATTATAATGGAGAACTAAATCATGAACAGAAATCAAGCTAAAGAATTTTATCCTATCCTGCAAGCTTATGCTGAAGGAAGGGTAATTGAGTGTAGAACCAAACCAAGTGCCATAAAAGGTTCAGATGTTCCGAATGATTGGACAGAAATGAAAGAGATTGAGTTTTGGAATAATACAGAGTACCGTGTTAAGCCAGAACCAAAGTACCGTCCATTCAAGGATGCAAAATAGTGCTGGGCAGAAATGCAAAAGCACCAGCCGTTTGGGTGGGTGAAGTCAACCTTGTTCAAAGATTTGGCTTTAGTTCAGAGAGTAACCACCTTGTATGTGGAAATTAACAGAGACATCATTGATTACAAAGATACATTAGAGAAGTTCACCTTTGCCGATTGCACTCCATTTGGCGTAAAAATTGAATAGCTTATGTATAGACCGATTACAATGTATCAGATTGTTTGCGATATATGCGGAGAAGTATTTGGAGGTACAGATACTTGCTCTGCACTATTCAGTAACAAAGAAGTTGATATTGGTGACTACTCTGATTGGGAAATGATAGATGGTAAACACTATTGTCCCGATTGTTATGAAGTAGAGGTCATTGATGGAGTGTATAATGTTAAAGCTAAATAGATATGAACATATTAGTTGATAAGACCGTACTATTCATTGATTTGGATGGTACTTTGATTAAAACGGCATCTGGGAAGACGTTTCCTGAAGATTGCACTGATTTCATTATCCGAAAAGAAGTTTTGGATAAAATTGCAAGAAGGATGCCAAATTTATTTTGGGTAGGTATTGTTACCAATCAAGGAGGGATACCTCAATTTGTCTCAAAACAAGACTTTGAGACAAAGTTTGAATGTATTATCCAGTTTGTTGGCTCATATTTAGGAAACAGAATACCTAAATTTTGTAGTGTGAAAACGAGTGTATTTGTCTCTGGATTATACAGTGCTTTTACAGATAAAGATAACAAGAATAGAAAGCCAAATATAGGAATGTTAGAACATTTACAAGAATACTTTGGCGAGAATGATAAAAGCCAAATGATAATGATAGGCGACGCCAGTGGTAAACCTGGAGATTTCTCCGATTCAGATAAGAAATGTGCCGAGAATTTTGGTATCGATTATCTTGACGTAGAGGACTTTCTTAACGATAAAAGCTTATGAAAATAGAAAGTATCAAGTTCAAGGCTAAACGTCTTGACAATGGCAAGTGGGTTGAAGGTTACTTTTATACCGAATGCGGTAATACCTACATCATCGAGGATAGGCAGAGTGAATCAATGCTTAATAGAAACGAGGCACATCAGGTTGACCCTTTAACGGTCTGCCAATTCACAGGTCTGAAAGATAGTGAGGGAAAGGAGATTTGGGAAGATGATATTCTCGAAGGAGAATCTAAATCTGAAGTCGTTTACACTAAAGGCACTTTTACAATTTCCTTTATTGATTACAATAAAAGAGTGTTTTCTTATCCTTTATGTTATTACATAAAAGAAGACGGAACGGTTGATGGTAAAGTTATTGGTAATAAATTCGATAAAGAGAATTAGAGTATGAAGATTAGATTGGCAAATAAGATAATGAAGTACAAGTCTATAGTTGATGAGTACAATAATAGCGATGGCTCAGTGTGCGATGGTATGAAAGAATCATATTGGTTAAAGCGAATGTTCGGCAATATCAATGGAGTGTATGATGAAACATTTGACCCATCAGCTCGTATCCCTTTCAAAGACCACCGCATAACCAAGGCGATAGTTTTAGCTGAACATTGGAATGCTCGTAGGTGCAGAAACGAAATGGCAAAGTTTAATAAAAAGAATCCGCTCAGTCCGAGAGACCTTCGTCGTAGTGTAGAAAGATTAAAACAGTACAGCGTATGAAAGAAGAAGAAAGATGTTGTGGTAACTGTCTTTGGTTTGACAACGAAGACGTTTACGGCGTAGGATGGTGTTGTAATAATCAGCACGAATCATCTTGCGACCAAGTATGTGATGAACATGAATTTTAAACTTTAAATATTAAAATGGAAAATAAAGAATTGACACTTAATGAGTATCAGAAGGCTGCAATGACTACTTGTATGCCTAGTTGTGAGAACTTTAGCTACATGACTCTTAATCTTATGGGTGAACTTGGAGAGTTTACTTCGAAGATTGGTAAACTTATCCGAAAAGGAAAGGCTCATATCGAGAATAGTAAGCTGGTGGTTCACGAGGATGTAACGGAGGAGGAGATCAATGCAATTCGTGCCGAGCTCGGAGATTGCTTTTGGCAACTGAACGGAATCTGTTCGGTATTTGGATGGAATGCAAATTCTATCTGCCAGGAAAATCTTGATAAGCTTGCTTCCCGAAAGGATAGAGGCAAGATTGATGGTAGTGGTGATTTTAGATAGATAGCTTATGCTTATAAAAAAAGTTTGTGAAAATACATGAACATCACAGATGAACAGAAAACATATATAAAGGAACACCCTTATGAATCTCCTTACGCAATGGCCAAGAACTTCGGTTGCGCAGTACAGACTGTTTACTGGTGGCTACATAGGCTGCATGGGGATTCGTTCAAGGACGCAAGAAAAGAGCAAAGAGAGAAGATCAGGGAATCTGTCCGTAAGCTATATCCGGATTACTCTTCTTCTGAAATTTCCAAAGAACTTGGAATAACAAAGTCATGTGTAACAAGCATAGCAAAGGCACTTGGCGTTACTCATACCCAGGAAACGGAAGAAAGACTCCGGTTGAAATGTGCACAGGCAATAATAAGACCGGAGATAATAGCTAAACGTTCTGAATCTCTAAAAAAGACGCTGAGGCTTGACAGGTACAGAGCAACGAATGGAATAAAACAGAAGACACGACGCAAGTTCAAGACCATTCCGAGCAGATGTCTCTGTGCAAGGAACTATCTCTGCAATAAATACAACTACTTCTACGACAAAGATTACGGAGAGCTGCTTACCGTGTTCTACGACAGCGAAACCAAAATGTTGACAGAAGAGCAGCAGAAACACTACGAGACGAAGTATGGTATCAAGTTCCTCCAGGGAGCTGAAGAATAATTTCTGTGCATTATCTATATGTTTAGGGGTGGCTACACATCGCGTGCGGTCACCCCTTTTTGTTTATAAATCAATAACCAAATAAAAACATTAGAAAAAAAACTAAGAACGTTTGTGTAGCTTTAATTTCCAGTATATCCAACCTAAAAATGCGAGAATGCCTATAAAAAGACAAACTGATGCTATCTTACCTATATTCAAGAAAGCTCTGTCAGTCTTTGATAGTTGCTTGCTAACCTCAACTTTATATGGGATTGAATCTCGCACAATCAAAGTATCTGATTTGTTTCTTACAATATATCTGTCTTTATATTGAAGATGGTACTTGTCCTTGAAGACTGTATCGCCTCTAATATAAACAGATACGCTATCATGCACATAGACGGAATCGGTCTTCAATAAAGAATCCGTCTTTACTACGACCCTATCTTTGTATTCTGTAACAGGAACATACTTTGTAGTAGTGCATCTACAGAACATTGATAGAATCAGCATTGCTACTGCAATGGCAATTACAACCCTTGTTATCTTATCAATCAGTTTCATAAGCTACTGAATTACAATCGTTACTTTTTCCTTTTTATCCCAAGCTGTCTTCATAGTCTGAATGAGCTTGTTTGTCCAAAATCGAGAATCGCTAACCCATCCTTTCTTATCGTTTTTACCGATAAGAATACACCCCTCAGTGTCTTTTGAAGAATTACCGCTATGTATGCGTATTCCTTCAAATCCTTTGACATTCAGAAGTAATGGCAACATCTTCTTGAATCTGTTAGAGTATGTATATACACATTCATAGCTGCCGATTGGTATTGCAGTCTGCCCATATACCTTTTTGTTTTTTATTTCGTTCAAATCCATTTTTTGATTCAATCCTCTATCTGTATCTTCAAGAGTATTGCATCCGAACAAATTTCCATTCACGTACAGACGGCTAATAGTATAGCCATCCTTTTTCCAAGCTCTATCAATTAGTACTTCCATTTTTGTTTTCCTCCTCTTTTTTATCAAACTCCTGATTCAATCTCTCCAATATCGGTTTCCAATAACTAGGCAGTGCCTTTGCAAACTCGAATCTCAAAATGTAGTAAATAACTCTGAATGCTACATTCTTAGGGTATGCCTTGATGAGGTTTTTGAACGCGTTGCATAGATACACATAGCAGAAAATGTATGTAAGCATCTTTATTACAAACAAAGCCTCATTTCCGTCATCACAGCCTATCATGATACCATATATCACATAGTCAATGGTAAGATAGAGCAACATTTCAAGTATGGCGTTTACAAACTTTGATGCCGAAAAGTTTTTGCATCGTACAACACTAACTCCATCAGCCCTCATACCACAAAAGATATTGAAGCCGAAAGCAATTACTAGCGCCAGCACGAAACCTTCAGTTGGCGTTGCAAAGGCAAGTATAGCAGAGAAAATTGTAACCACTATCTGCCGAATCTGTGAAGAATCTAATAAATCTGTCATAATCTGTTATCCTGAATAATAAATAAAAATAAAGTTTCGGTCTCTTTCTGCAAAGATAGCAAAAAAAAACGAAACTTCATTCAGAATAACGAAAAACTTTATACATTCAAGTCGTAATATGGAAGTCTGCCACTTTCGATGAAGGAAATACATTCATCGAAAATCTTTTGCTCGTAGTTGTACGTGTTGATCTTCGGGAACCATTTCTTTATCTTTGTGTCGTTACGTTTAACCATTTCGCCCCAAAGAACGCACCAGTCTTCGAGATTGATGTTGTCGTTCTTGACCTCATGCCAATAGTCCTTGGCTACATCTTTAGTGTGAAGCTGGCCTATGAGACAAAGATGCATATCTGCCATTTCTTCGTTATAATGACACGCGCCAATCTCTCCCTTAACCTGCTTCATCATGTCAAGCATTACGCTGTCATTCATTCCGACTTCACAACAATCTGCCATGATCGTAACACAGTTCTTGATAGCCTGCATATCATTGCTAGCTATAATGTCTTCGAATACCTTTTTCATAACCGTATGTTTTTAGTGTTACTTCAAGAAATATTCTCTTATGTCGTACACACCATCCTTGTCTTTCAATAAATCGAGTGCAAGGCTGTGGGCGTACTTAACCAGATGTTCAGAGCCAATCTCCTTAACATCTTCCTTGTCGAGTATCTTAGCAATGGTGCATCCGTGGTCGCTTACAACCTGATTCATGGCAACGTACAAAGCATAATCGTTGTAGTAAGGCTTCTCTTCTGTCGCAAGTCCGAGACCAGTCATTGCGTTGAGCCACGTCTGCATATCCCAAGTTGCAGATGGATTCATACCGTTTGCAATCTCAGAAGCCTCCTTCTTGGTAAGATAGTTCTTCCATTTTATAGCGCAAAGCTTATCAAGATACTCTTGCGCAAGCTCTGGGTGCTTTGCTGCCATATCATTCATCATGCAGCGCATGGTGTCTCCAAATGTGTGCATGTACTTTACGTTTGTTGATGAAGCCATCATTCCGTACAGCTCATCAAACTTACTCATAATCTCTTTTGCTTCCATATCTTATATATTTTAACCTATTATCAAATCTTTCAACTCTACAAAGTCCTCCTCTGTGAAGTTGATGCTTCGCTTGCTTCCAAAGAGAATAGCGGTGGCAATTCCATCTGGCAGGTCAATAGACACAACTCCTTTGTCGATATGTCCGTGAATAAAACCTACATCGAATTTGTAATCTTCCACGGATTTTAGCATCTGCATCATATCTTCAAATATCGTGTTGGTATCTATGTTTCCGTTCTCATCAGCAAGAAATAGGGTAGCGTTGTCTATCGATTTATCCCATTTATCCTTATTCTTGGATATGATATTATGCGCCGCACGTTTCATATACACTGATGGTATGGCTAGCATCGGGTTAGCCTTAACCATATCGTCTATTCTTGCATCTGCCCAAACGTCCACCGATTCAAGCAGTTTCTCTTTAAATTCTGTTACGTTCATTTCTTAGTTTCTCCTTTATGTGTTTTATTGTACCAAACGAGATATTCTTGCCAAGTCTTATCACTATGGTTAGTCATATAATCGTTGAGCATAGCAGATTTCAGTTCTTCTGCTTGCGCTACTTCTTTTCTTAGTCTTTGCATCAAAGATAAGTGCTTCTTCAATGCTTCCTGTCCTTGCTGAGTACTCTCAATGCGAGGACGTATGATGCGCAATTCCTCGTCTTGCACTAGCTTAGACACATATTGCAAGCTATTAACGTACTCCTGGTTTTGCATCAAGTACTGCCTTTGCGCTCCTGTAAGATTGTCCTCAATCTTATCAATCTCATCCCAGAGTGGGGTTTGAGACTGCTGTGCTTGCATGTTGATAGATGCTCGTTTCTGTTGTATTGCCTCATACATCTTCTGTAGCTCGGCATCCATCATCTGCGGCTGCTGCTGATTTGTACCCATATCCAATAATGGGCTGTTACCAAAATTCATCATAACAATCAATATCTTTAAAGTTGGTGATATATTATAGAGAGGTGAGAGGGCATCCACCAACGAGGGCAAACACCCCTCACCAACTCATTTTTTCTTAGTCTTTTTTACGGACTTTCTTGCTCTGTTACGCTCCTGTAGTGGGAGTGGAAGGAGCAGTGCAGTTACATCCGTAGCTGCCGTAACCAGAAATTACTGGCGTAGATGGGAGTACCAACTGACCACGCAAGCAATTGCAGGTCTTCTCGTTAACGTAAGCCATCATAAGCTTCTCCTTGTAAGGAGTGAGGGCTTCCATCACGGCTACCTTCTTGTCGAGGTCGCAATACTTAGCCTGTAGTGCGTCATACTGGTCTCTCTGATTCTTGTACAGACCAAAGTCTGCATCAATCTGAGACTTATACAAACCGAACTCAGCCTGCATTGCACGGCGGTTCTCAGCGTTGATAGCATCTACCTGCGACTTGTAAAGACCGAATTTCTCGGCAACATCTGTCTCACGCATAGCATAGAACTTGTTAGCGGTGTCGAGCTTCATACCGAACATGTAGGTAAGCAACTTTACCTCATCATCGCATTCCTTCTCCATTACCTGCAAGGCGGTTGGCTGATTTGAGCTTGAGTTAGCTCCGTAAGTGTTGATGTTCACGTTCTCGGGCATATTGCCGCCACCGAGAGAACCGAATACACCACGACCATTGCCGTTAAGCAAAGCTAAAGCCAAGCCACCGATGCCAATTCCGAGGGCTGTTCCTGCCAAACCCTTGCTGGCATACTCCTTCTTACCATCTTCGTAGATTTTCTTCTCTACTACTTTTGCATCTGTCATTTCCATGATACAATCTTTTTAAGTTATCCTTAATAATTAACTAACACTATTGTAACGTTACGGATGCAAAGGTACGAAGAATAGTGGAGAGCAAACATAACTCTATCACACTTTCTTTTAGTGGTTGATTATCAGAGATTTAATGTGATAGAAGGTAATGCCATAAATAACAAAAAAAAAAGAGAGGCAATCACTTACCTCTCTTACTCTTAATGAAGTGCAGAATATCCCACTTCTTCCAATATCGGGTGTGCCCACGCTTCTTGCATTCTCCGTTCGGGATGTCACCCCTAGCGACCATCCTGTTCAACGTAGCATCAGAAATGTGCAATTTCTCTTTAACCTCCTCGGTAGATAGCATCGGATTGAGCATATCGGGGATGATGTCACATAATCTATCTAGGTCATCGTCACTCATTCCGCAAGCGGTGATTTTCTCACCATTTCTCTGCTGCTCGTCTGCCTTAAAGCAAGCATCACTTAGCGACTTCAAAGCCGTGCCGAGCAACTTATAATTCAATATCTTTCCCATATTACCTTTGTTTTTACGAAAAAATCTCAGAAATCGCCTTTATGAACAGATTTTACGTCCTAACTTACTTCGACTGATAAACAAATCCACAAAAGAGTACAGATAGAATATTGCCGTTATTACCATGATAGTGTAGCAGGAATCTATCATATCTTTGGTGGTATACCAGCTCCATTCAACGATGTGAGCAGCATTGATGCTTGCAAAGTAGAAGAAGGGAATGCGGTACCTCCAACACAAGAAGAAAAATCGGCTTGCCACTATAAGAACCATAGGTAGAATGTATACCATGAAATATATGTAGAGATAGCAAGGCGTATTTTCTGCGTATGGGATGAACATTTCACGAGGATGCTGCGAGAAATCCCACATTCCATAAGCGTGGAATAGCATAAGCGTAATCGGAACGTACTTGCAGAACCATCGGAAGAACTTCAAAATCCTCCTTGAATATCTGTTACAATGCTTCATCAGCAAATCCATCACCTCACTGATGTCCTTGTCTTGCAACCACCTTAATAGGTTGTCTTCGTCTTCTTTAGTCATAATCTCTTTTTTTTAGGTTGATTTAAATTAAATTATCGTGCAAAGATACACTTTTTTGCGCAAAATCAACGAAAATGAGAATATTTTTGTGTTAAACTTCATAAAAAAGTAATAATCTGAAAGTTTTGTTACCGATTTTTTGTTACCAAAATTGAAGAAAATGGTAACAGAAACATTGCACTTTCGCTGACATGATAACAGAGCCTATAGAAAAATTCGATGCAACACACTTCCCTGACGGACGAGAAAAGAATAAGGCGGTCACCATGTAGTGAACCGCCTTATCTGTTCCTATCCTTCTAGTAAATCAACAATCTGACCATAACCACCTACAGCCATGACAGGGCAGAGTATCTTCTTGATAAGGATAATATCCTCGGCTTCGAGGTCTACGTTCTCGGCATCCTTGCCTATCTTGCAGGCTACCCGATAAGCACGCAGCTTTTCTTCGCCCGATAGCTGAATACTCTGATTGTCTATCACTTCGAAGAGTACCTTTCCTACAATATCGCCCATAATCTGTGGCTTGTAGATTTCCTCTCCGTTCTCGTTCTTTACTGGTGATACTATCACCTCACCCTTCCAATTCTTGAAAGGTACATTGAAATTCTTTTTCATATTTCTTACTTTTTAATAATTATATTGCTATTTCCCCATAAACCAATTTACGTTCCAATTACTACCATCATATATTAATTCTGTTGTCTGGTTGTATAGACCCGAAGTGAAGCTATTTTTACAAACTTTGTGCCAACACATATTATTAAGTGATGATTTAATAACAAAGTTGTCACAAAGTTGTAGAAACTTATAATATTGACCTCTCTGAGGTTTCGCTGGAAGTGTAATAGTTACGACTTTGGTTACTATAACGAAACAATCCATCTCAGATAATGTAATACTCTTATTGACTTTTCTTGTCACAGGACGTAATCCGGCATACATTCCTCTAGATGCGCATATTGCAAAGTTACCTGATGGTTCATCGAAGAAGTTACTTTGTGCGCTCGTTCCACCTTCGGCATGCAATACTAAACATGCCTTAGAATCGTCTGGTCGGTACTCTCGGTCGTCTATCCTTATATCAGATATTAGATTACTAATACCATAAATTGGGGAGGCACGCTTTGTAGTACCAATCCATATAATTCTATCATTAGTTGTATGGTCAGTTGTGTGTGTGAAGAATAAACTATTCTCTGATAATTGCATTGGTTTGAGCGTGGTGTTATAACCATCGTCATATTCTAAGATTCCATTGTCTGTCAATGTGAATCTACCTATTCTTCCCATTAACGCATAGATTGCTCCATCTTGCGTCACATGGAATGGAGCATTTTTAGCATTATCCGCACCAACAAAGATAGGAGCATAGGTAGTATCATCTACCTTGCAAGCTTCCATATTCTCGGTATTTCCAAAATATCCAACCTTGGCAGTTCCGTCCTCGGACTTCGCCCAAAGGTGCTTAACCTCGATTTTATCAGCATCAATAAGGTTAGCATTGAGCTTACCATTGCTGAACATGGCAATGATATGATTCTTCTCATCAATAACGCTCGTCTGCTTCGCCTTGATAGCAACACTATCCGAACCGATTACAATACCAGCCGCCGTCATGTCCTTAACCAGCTGAGTAAAGTTCCCGATAGGCGTACTCTCATTCGTTGCAGTAATGAGACGAACAATCTCCGTCTCACTAGCTGTTTTTGGCTTTCTGCCTACCTTTACAACACCTTGCGCACTATGTCCAGCCATAGTATACCTCCTTTCTTTTTATACGTTAGCGTCAATTATCTCAACTGCCTTTCTAGCAATTTCCTTTGCGTGGATGCGCCACTCTTGCATCGCCTTATACTCTGCAATATACTCCTCACGCTTGCTATCATCCAAGGAAATTGATGCCACGGCACTATTCTGAGCCAACTCGAAGTTAAGACGAATAGCATCCATCTTGTCTGAAGGGTACTTGTCTTCGATGATTGCAGACGCGATTGCATCATAGCTACGGATGCCGCCACGAAGCTCGATGTATTCGGCACTATACGCATTATCACCAACAACTACATTACCTTCACTATCCTTCTTAGGCTCGGACTTCACGTAGTCGTAAGTAACACGCATCCAATCACTACTAACCATAACTGAAACGTTCTCCTTTGGAGCTTCGCCAACCAAATCAAAATATGTTTTCATATCTGTCTTTATTTTTAATGTTTAACAATCCTGTTTAATCCAAGTCGTAAGTAAAGTTACCACCACGAAGGAAGACTATAGATGCGAAAGTTTCCAATGGGTAGATGTTTTGTCGCCTTCCCAAATTAAGTTTTTCAATGATGCGCTTGCTTGTAGTACAGAACTTATATTTCTCACTATTAGCATCATCCTTGAAAGAAAACATCACCCAACAGCGACCACTCTTATTGGCTATCGTCACATTATCCTCGAAATCGTGAATGATTATCGGTACATGTGTCTGTGCCAACTCTGCAAGTTTCTTTTCTTGTACGTCAAAGACACGCTTACCATCTTTATCCACATTTACTTGACTTGTAGTAATTCCATGTTCTTTAAAACTCATGTCATTCTCCTTTAATATCGTATTCCATAAATTCGTACATTTTCCCCATTTAGCTATTCCCCAATAGGAAGCATACAACTCTTTCCTTCTTTTGCGGCTCTTTACTCCATGAAAGCTTTTCACCATGTTGAGTTTGGTACGCTTACGCATTCTCATGTTTTTACGGGAAAATACATATCCCACAAAGTCGATGCTGCGACCATCTATCAGCTTACTCTCATCCATCAATGGTGCAACATAGCTACTACATTTCACTACCATTCCCATACGACTAAGAATATCATCAAAGCACCTCAATAACTCATTGGCTTCTTCCTTGGTTCTAACCATCGCAACTATATCATCGCAATGCCTATGATAAAACTCTATTTGCAATTTCTGCTTGGCATATCTGTCAACTTCCGAAAGTACGAGATTGCCGATTATCTGATTGATGCAGTTACCTAGTGTTATACCCCGTTCTTCCCCTACATAAGCAAGTGGAGTATTCGAAGTCCAAGGACACGTTGCACGTTTCTTGGCATCTTCTTCCAGCAACAAAGGCTCAATATCCGATTCATAGTCTAAAACCGTCTTCTCTATTAGTTCTAAGAATAGGTCATCATCAATGTACCTTCTCAACGCATTCATTACAACCTTGTGAGGCAAAGACGGATAGAACTTCCTTATATCTAGCTTTACTACGTAATGAAGATTAGGATGCTTACGCAATAGCTGTTGGGTTCTCAAAGCTGCGAATACTTGACCCTTACCCTTTCTTCCTGCCGAAGAATCGTATATCAGAATCTTCTCAACTATAGGCTCGAACACTACCTTAATGGCATGATAGAGGATATTCCAAGGCATGAAGTGTTGTGGATATATCACTCTGTCCTTATCCTTTGCGTGAAGAACCCTAGGACGATAAGGCTTCGTAGGATATTCTCGCAAAATTATCATACTTTGAATCTTTTCGAGATTTGCAGTCTCATTTTTAAGAAACTGCTTCACGTACCAAGCTTCCTTATCTTTTACCACACTTGTTGCATCATTCGCACCTTGCAATAAAGTTTCCATCTTTATCACCTTGTCAATAAGATGCCTTGCTTTCTTTGTCATTATTTCAAAGAGTCGCTTATTTTTCCTCGCCCTAGGCTTTTCTCCATACTGGCTGCATGGCTACATCACCTAGCTTGTCTGTAATTTAATACTGACCTTTCTGCGTATATGTTTTGGCAGTCCACTAAAGACCGCCAAGGTTCACGAAACTCAATCGAAAATGGTTTCTCTCTATAGGAGAGACTACTTTTCTGCCTTGATTGATTTTATAAGTTAGACGAGCCCCGTAATTCGTCCTGCGGTTATCGAAAGCGTTATTCGAATTGACGCAACCGAGACCGCTGTGCGACTGGTTGTTGGAATTGCCACCCCAGATACAGAGCTTATGTTTCGTTCCACCTTTTATGCGAGTTGTTTGCGAATTTATGTGAATGTTAATAATTTAATTATTTAACTCTTATGCTCGCTCGCTACGGCTCGCTCGGTTTTTAATTGCCTTGCTTGCCATAGCTTGCTTGCGTTTTTTGGTGCTGCTGACCCTAAAGGTCAGCTCCGTTTACGATTTTCGGTAATGCGCCATAATAAGCGAGACGAGCCCCGAAATTCGCCCCGCGGATATCGAAAGCGCCATCCGAACTGACGCAACCGAGACCGCTGCGCGACTGGGAGTAGGAAGCGCCACCCCAGAGACAGAGCTGTCCTGTAGGCTTACTAGTGCTGTCGTAGCACCAATACTTGTCACCCCAACGACTACCAGAGCCGCCGCCACCTTGTGAAGGTATGAGGTCGAAATGTTCGCCAATTACCATCTTTGCTATCCACGTTTCCGAACTTCCTAATCGTTTAATTGTGCGATATGTTCCCGTAGGATGGCTGATAAGCTCTGCATCGGTCGGCAGTCGATTACCTTCGTAAATAAACGCCTCTAGTCCAGTCTGTCCTTCATTGTTTACATTACCGAAATAGATACCTTGTCTCATTTCCCATTGCCAGTTGTACCAGTCCTCGACACCAAAGAAAGATACACGACAAGCATTCGGTGCATTAGTTAACGTGATAGGTATCTTACCGCAACTATCTCCAAGTGATATTGTTGCACCCGTCTTCAACTGAGAAGCTTCACCCCAGTTGTCTGCCCATTCACCTTCACCGCCAACACCATTTCCTATATTAGCTTGTACGTTAGGATTGCCATACTCGGATAGGTTTGTCATCATTCCCCATTGACCATGCTCGTAGCAAGTGATACCATAATCCTTACCATTGTTTCTAGCGAGATTCCAGAAATCACGGATAGTTCTGCTTCCTGATGTATCAATGTTCTTACCGCTACGAGAATGAAGAGCATTACCAGCAACACTACCCATGTATGCACCAATCATCGGATGCTCGATATAATAGCCACCAATAGGATATTGTGACTGCCATACAACATTGCATCCCATTGATGCATCATACTTAACGACAAAATAAAGGCGTGGAGCTACTACGAACACATCACCTTTCGTCTCGTCAACGGTTGTACCATCCGCAAAAATCGAACTATTGATTGTGGATAACTTAGCCATCTTCTCACCTCCTGTCTTCACAAGATAGCGACCGATAGACCTTTTGTACTCTTCCCATAAGGATAGGTTGCCTATTCTACCCCAATTCTGACTATCTTCATCTTGTTTGATAGGTGTTCCCCACGCTATCAATGCCAAGTCAAGTTGGTTAGTCTGAATAGAGTTAGCTAAATCAGACAGCTTGATACGTCTGAGCGAGCCGCCAACCTCTATCAATAAGGTATCACCCTTAACCATTGATGATACCGCTGCTACTGTTGCAAGATTTTTCATATTTTGCTATTTTTATGTTATTTTAAAATCAGTTACCTATCAGATAATCTCCATTCTCATCAACAAGAGGTTCAGAGCCATCAGAGAAGAAATCGAAGCTTGGCTTGTATTCAGCATCACATCTTATCTCCAGCTCATCATCAGCGGTTTCTCCAAGACCAGTATCAGAGATATTGAAGATTGCCGTATCGCCCTCTTGCCATTGTCTTGTCGTTGTTGCACCAGCATTCTGTGCAATCGTGCTCCAATTAAGCTTCAGAACGTTAGCAGGGCAGTCCACGATGTTACCTTCTGAATTGACAAGAGCAATCTGTTGTCGGTTATCAACTCCAGGAGATATATCAACATTCTGACCTGCCGACACGCTATACTTCGGATAGGTTCGGGAGACAGATATTTGCTTGTTGCATACTTCCGTATCGCCAACAAATGCCTTAATTACGTATGATGCCGAATCAATCAGTCTTAAATCAAGTGTGATGTAACTTGTGCTGATTGCTACCACCTCATTCATTCCTGCGCTTATCTGTGTCATCGAAGAACCGCTCATCTTGTACAGCTTGATAGTGTAGCCAGATGTGATACTTTTTGCTCCCTTGTAGATATGGAGAGGAATCTTTCTGAGATAAGCCTTTTCGTCAATGCAAGCGTTCCTTACAGCATCAGATGCCGCTATCATTCCATGAGCCACCTTGTAGTCGTACAGAAGCAATCTGTCTGTCATTGGGTTGTAGATGATAGTCTCATCATCATCAATAGCCATTGAATAGGCATCATCGCTCTTTGCAACCGTGTTCAGAACTACCTCATCTGTAAGGACAGGAACATTGACGTTGGTTCGATAGTCAACGATGTCAGCCTTGAACCTCAGAGCAAATCGTTCTGCTACTGCTACATTACGGAATATGGTAAGGTCTCCACGTGTAGCACCATCCTGATTAATTGAGTAATCCGATGCAGCCCATACATTGCTTATATCCTCGCCGTTGACAAGCCACACCATGTTAGCAAGTACCGCATTTGCTTGCTGATACTTCCACGTTCCATCGCTTGCATAAGCTGTGATGTCTGGGTGCAGAACACAAGGTGTGTTGGCTCGGTTCGGCTCGTAGCTGCTGTTAGCCACGTTATACACCTGCGTGGTAGGAGAACCACCCGATACGCACACGATTGATTGTGCTGTATTGAGAGGTGCAAATGCCCTTCTTATTCTTACTGCGCTGTTTGTTGCCATAATTCGTTCCTCCTATTTTACCAAGTTGCCGTGAATAAGACATAAGCATCATGCTCTGTGCCGCCATAATCACTCTCAGATTTTGATATTGTGATAACGTTAGAGCTTACTTCCTTGATAGGCTCATTATTGTCCTTGTAGGCTTTAGCGTTCCACGAAACATTTGCTGGATTTACGATTGCATTCGTTCTTGTGTTCTTGATACGTCCTGTTATCGTTGCAGCCTTATCGCCTATGAGATTTGATACTTCCCCGACAATTACGTATTCGTCAGCATTATCGGTCATCACCTTGCCAGCTCTGAAACAAGCATTCTGAGCATCCTTGTGGTAGAACTCGCAAGTAATGAGGGTAGAGCCGTTCACCATGTCACGAGTAACCGTGAGGGTCTTATCACTTCCAAGTACTTTACCTGCCGAGTTCTTCCACTTAACTGAGAAGTCGGTAAGTTCCGTTGTGGATAGCCACAACCTTGCTGAGAGTGTAGCTGTGTCCTCATTCTGAACATCTGTCAGTATCGAGCGGTTGGCTGTTACCCATCCCATATACGAGTTATTGCCCATAGGTTGTATGAGAATCGTAACGAAGCCGCTAATATCCTGTGTACCGCTATTACCGATTGTGGCTGTACCGCTATACGTAAGAGTATCTGAGCTTGAAGAGCTGCCAGATGCAATGTTCTTAAATATCTTCAATCTTCCGTATTCATCCATACCGAACTTGCCATCACTAGTGAGCCAAAACGTTCCACTTTTACTATCGGTAAACACAAGCAACGTATCACCATACTTCCAATGATGGTTGCTGAGAGATACGATATTACCTTTCGCACTCTTAACCACAGGAGTAAGGATAGGTCGAGCCGCATCATTAGCCTCCCAGTTAGGGAATGGTGTAGCGTTGTCATTGTTGGTATCCACGCCTTGAAATAGAGGCTGTGTACTCTCTATTGAGATTGACAAAGAATCGTTGTTACGAACTCTTCGTACAGGTATACAACCTTGTGCTGAGTAATTAGTTTCTGCCATCTTTATTCCTCCGTATTTTTAAATTGTTCCAACTCTTGCTCGGTCATAGCTTTGCCACCGATATTCTTAACACGCTCATCCAAGGTATTACCTTGAATATTGTTGCTCATCAGGATTTCCTTCTCATTGAGTATCATCTTGCCGTGAGCAGTGATGTGGGTGTGCAGGTTGAATCCGAGACCCAAAGCCTGCACCTTGTCTAATATTACATACATCATACGCTTATTGTTCCTTTTGCTAGTTCAACTTTATTACCCCAAAAAGCAGTGATGGTGAAGATACAGCTATTGGAATCACCGATGTCATCATCATCATCCGTCCATGCTATATCTATCGTTCCATCAAAGTTCTTGACCTTATCTTTATTCTGCCAAGCCGCATCATTGACAGCATCACCACTATCACGCACGATGTTCCACGATGTAACTTGGGCTGTTATATCCTCAAAACCACGTATCACGGAACATACTACATGGTTTGTCTCTCCCTTGTCTATCCATTCTCCTGTGCTCTGCGTGATATTGAGTGTAGCATCAAGGATGGCATTCTGCGCCTTCCAGAAATCATTACCTCTTGCAGGTTCACTCGTTACATTTGTGCCTTCGGGTGCAACACATAACCAAGTTGTTCCATTGTGTGTCACTTGGTCGTAGTACGTGTAGGTATCGCCTTGTTTCCAATCGCCACGATAGTTTATGGTCTTAACAATACTTCCGTCTACGTTAACTTGCTCGTAGTACTTAGTATAGAAACGCACCTTTTGTGGGCTTATCTCGTAGACTAAATTGTTATCACCGAGTGTATAGCTATGTACGTTGGTATAGCCTACTTCTCTAGGAGCGTTGTCACCATAGGTTTCTTTGATAACGAAACTCATTCGGTCGGTGTTCGTGCGATTACCCATGAGAACAATAGTGTCTCCAGCAGCAGGGTTATCACTACCTTCTGCCTTATCACTTGCAGAGATGACTATCCATGAGAATTTCTTTCCGTCATAGAGGATATTGTTGTTAGAATCCCTTATCTCCTCATTATCCGTAGACACATCAGTAATCTTACGCCAATAGAACTTATTCGACACATTCTCATATACGCCAGCCTTAATGTTAAAGGTCTCACAGCGCACTTGGTCATCAACCTCAAACATATTCGTGGTAGCGGTTGTTCCATCATCAGCTAACAAATAACACTTCCAACCAGTCAGCTCGTTTGTGGTCTTGTTATAAATCTCTCTCACTTCGAATACCTTACCTGCCGAAGGAGAGAAGACTAGATTGCCGCCTACGAAGGTGGTCTCACGAATCGTCAAGTTGTTGAAGTATGCCTTACCCCAAACACTGATGTCTGTGACGTTCAGACCAATTTTCCCATCCTTACGTCTGTAGAAGCCAAAACCCGACTGAGTTGCATCATCGTAATCAGCAGAGTTGAGCAAGTTAATGGTTACGTTTCCATTTGCGTCAATGCTGTAGGCGTTGTTATTGCCTATGAGAATGCCTTGCAAGAACTTCTGCACCTTCTCCCAGGTAACTGTACCTTTTGCGATGTCATCGTTTATCTTTGAGATGAAGTGCTTGCTTCCCTCTGTCGCAACCTGATTCTTAACCTGTGTAGTTGTCAAGCCTGCACCTGTTCCGCCATTTCCGCTTTGAAGCGACGAAATCTGCTGCTGAATCTTTTGGATAGTTCCAACCTCCTTATCCTCGCGGAGAGTTATGTCGTAGGTAGGAATCTTGCCATCTTCTTCCTTGATCGTGAGCTGGTCGATAGAGATGATTCCTTCGATATTGAGGTCTGTATCATTGAAGTTCATCAGGTCGCCGGCCTTAAGCGTATCGTGGAGGCTCTTGATAACTCCGGTATCGTCTGCCTGCGCTTGGTCGTGCTGCCTTGCCATGAAAATCTCATCTACCTTCGGCTGATAGACGTACCTTGTATAGTCATTCTTGTCAATGAATGCTATGGCGTATTTGAGAAGCTTCAGAGATGCAGCATTGACATACGAATCAGGAAGTGTGATGCCGGTAAGAACGAAATGGTCTCCTTTCTTGATAGGGTAGTCCTTGTATGGAAACCAAAGCTCAAGAGCGTCGTCCTTTACTCTTTCAATAGTAAGCCTCCATCTCCCATCGACCTTGGTTGAGGATGCTACCTTGAACGTTCGACCACCACACATACCATCCTTCATCGAGATGGAGAAGTCGTCATCCTTTAAGTCGTTGATATCAAAGTCGATAGCCTTTTTAAGATAGATATCAACATTCTTTGCGGTTTCATTATCGCCAAATCTTCCGTCATCATCAGGAGCCACACCCTCATCAATCTCATCAACACGTACGCCACCGATTTCCATCTCCTCGATAGTAGGGTAGATTTCAATAACTCCATTTGTCTTATCATCTGTTTCAAAGAACTGCGATGCAGAACGAAGACCAATCTGATCGATGTTGATGGAATCGATGTATGGTCTATGCGGGTCAGTAGAGAATCTGTGTTGTTTTCCGGTAGGGTTCACGTACTTCTTCTCTTCATCCGTGAGCGAATCATAGAAGTCACTCAGCGATACATGGGGAAATCCAGGCAGCATAAGCCTGTTGATTGACATATTGTTCGGGAGATTCTCTGCATATTCCTTCATGGATGAAGGAACATTTTTCTTGTTGAGGCCCGATGTGATATACATCTTCGTGTTCCCTGCCTTAACCTGCGCAATAAACGCATCAAGCTTCTCCTTTGACTCCTCATCTCCGGTGTCAGTCTGTGTTCCCTTTAGCTCAGAATAGAATCTACACTTATTGGTATTGTATTTCTTTGTTACATAACCGGTAATCTCAGTCTTGAAATCAAATGTAACCTTAAGTACCCAACCGAGAGACTGCTCGCCAGTTTCCCCAGGAGCAATATACTTTCTCGGATTCTTGAAATATGTTTCTATATAGTCGAGGTCCAGTTCAAGTGTAACATTCGTGCTGGCCCCGACGACTTCCATGATGTTCGCCACATACTTGACACCGAGGTCCGCATAGTAATGAGAAGGAAGGTTCTTCTCGGAACCATAGGCTCTTAGTCTTGTAACGACACTCTGGTCGGAATCAGCGTTCTGGATAATCTCATATAATCCATTACCGAGGCCATACTTAAAGATATGGTTTGCCTGTATTCCGGTAGTACCGACATATATGTTTCTTCCTCTGACGATGAAGTTTATGCCCCACTTCTCGTTCACAAGCGCAAGGGCCTGCCAACAGGTCTGCGAATCCACTGTAATAGACATCGATTCGATGACGTTATCTCTTGTTCCTTCGCCGTACATTGACAGCCAGTCGCTCGCGAGGCATCCACGCTGAACGGAACGCTCCTTGTTTCGGGAGTAAATCTTCCAAAGACCTGCACCAATCTGCTCATCGAGGTTCGCCTGGATCCTGTCTAGTAAATCATCCAAAGTCTGTACATAGAATGGGAATTTCGGTAGGGCAGTGTAGTGAAGTTCGTTATCGTTCAATACCACATCGAGGAACTCTGCCCTGGCAAGCTCGTCCTGCAATGCGTTGAACTTCACGCTGTCATATACGAAGCCCTCACCGTATGTGTCTGGTCTGGCCTGCTTGTCTTTGCCCGGCTCGTAGTTGAGTTCGAACCGCTCGCCACGATAGACAATATAGTCGCCTATCTGAAAGTTGATAGGCACTTCATGCTTGAAATTGATAGCCACGAAGCACTCACCCATCCAAGAATCGGAGTACCACAATCCATGAACGGTTATCTGCTCTCCGTTAACGTCTGTCAGCTTCGAGCAATCCTTATGATAAATATTCCAAGCGCTCATCTGTATGCTATACTAAATTTGAAATATTGCCCTGTGTATCCTTAATCGGCTTAATATCAGTAACAGGGTCGTTAAACTTGAAAGTAATAGAGAGGACTAGCAAGTCCTCGTTTCCCGGGTATCTGTACAGGTCCGGATCAATGCTCTTCAGTCTTACATGTTGCCTTCCAATCTTGTTGAAGTCGCAGTACATTTTCATCATGCCAGACATGCGGAGATAGTCAATGAAAGCCTTGCACTTCTCGTTGGCTCCGAAAGCATCGCCCTTAAACAGGAACTTGACCTTATTCTCGTATGCCGCCATGTAGAGTCCATCCTTGCCGATATATTCGTCATCACCATGCTCATCGTGCCACTCCCTTTTAATAGGTTCCTTGACAGAATCACAAGGCTTGAACGGACTCTCGCTGACGTACATACCGAAGTCGGCGATGGAGTCCTTCACCTCGTTCCCATCGCCTTCCTTCTGCATGTATATCCTGAAATAATCTTTCATACCTTAAATCAACTTTTTATAATTGCAAATATACGAAAAATAGAATAAATATGCAAGAAATATTCAATTAAAAATGCATAAATATACAAGGGGCACGAATATAGATCCGCGCCCCCGATTATTACTTCATCTTCAATGATTTTGTTCCGTTAAGAACTCTATTGAAGTTGTCGTTCAATTCAGAAACAGTAGCGTCAATCCTCTCGGCTGCATCAGCATTTCGTAACGTGTTACGAGCAATCGCATTAAGCTGCGACAACTGCGACTTCGCAATCTCGCTCATCTCTGGATAGTACTTAGCTTGTTCTGTTCTCATGACAGAGCAATCGAGCCTAATTGCGTTGAGGTATGAGGCAATCAAGTCTCCTGTCTCCTCCGTAATACTCTTAATGGAATTTCTAGAAGAAGAACTGCTATTATCTGACCATCCGTAAGTTTTCTTAAGGTAATCTCTCGTTGCCTCGATTTGCTTTGAGAGCTCATCTGTGCTGTTCTTTACGTCGGCATACTCGGCTCCTGTGTATTCTGAAATAACATTCCCGTTGGAATCCTTGATCTTGTCACCATTCTCTGCGTACCCCTGAGTCTTCTTCAGAAGAGCCTTGATTTTGTCTCCATATATATTCTCAATCATGGAGTTCAAGATGGTCTTCTTCAGATTTTCCTCGAAATGGTCAACGAGATTGTCTGACGTGTTTGCCATCGTAGCCATAGCATCTCCCCAAGAAGACACTAGGTCGGAGAACTTGTTGCCGGTAAGCTTCTCTGTAAGAGCCTCAATCATATCATCAGCCTTCTCTCCGTACTGAATGAGCTTTTCCAGGTAATCCCTGAACTCAGAGTCCATACTAGCCCAAAGACCGGTATAATCCTTTTTTATCTTTGAAAGAGTATCGGCGTCCATATTGAGCATATCCTCCATTCCATTGAACTGAACTCCGTACTTTGAAGAAATTTCTCCTGCTACATCACGCCAATTCTGACCATTGTACTTGTACGAACCCTTCCACATTCGATACCAAATAGAATGAGATCCGGCAGAAGCACCAGAATTGAGCCTCTTCTGGGCGATAACCTTGGTCTGCTCAATCTCCGCCTTAAGCATTTCCTGAGCTTCCTTGGATGCCTCTGTAGCCTCTGTACCCCAATGAATGTTCATGTACTCAGTCTTCTTGGAGATGAGAGAATCCCAAATTGAGGTCAGGTTGTCGTACTCAGCCTTCGCCTTGTTGTAGCTGCTGTAGTCTGCACCGAACGCCTTGATGAGCGAGCCGCCAATGCTCAACGCTGCGGAAGCGGCTGCTGCGTATGGACCAGCACCTTTGAGGAACCCGAGACCCTCCATTTTGCCGAGGGTATCAAAAGCCCCGGCTGTACTTGCTGCCGAAGAGAATGCGCCTGATGCTCCACCTACAATTTGACCAAGGATTGAATCCTCTTCACCCATAGCCTTGAACAGATTGATTACCGGGTCAAGAACCGTATTGAGCGCCTGCATCTTTGTCGCAAGTTCAGATATGGCCTTAGACGAGTCGGCGTATGCTGACTGCTGATCATTCTTCAGACTCGCCTTGGTTCTTACGCCGCCAGCTATTCCAAGTCTCGAAGCATCCTCCTTGCTGATGAATATCTTCGCAGTATCGTCCATACCGCCAAGACGCTCATTTATGAACTTTCCGATAGCCTTACCGCGATTCACCCCTCCGAAGATGAAGCCGAACGGGTTTCTGCTAATCTGCTCATTTCTGAGCTTATCCAAAGCGTCCCTCAACTGTTTGATAGATTCTACAGACAAACCGGTAGTCATTGAGAACTGGTCAATCTTCTCAATCATTGAGTCTATTGTAGCGGAAGACACCCTGTCGAGGTCATCAAAGATGGCAACCCAATCAGATTCCTGTTTGAACTGCTCGAACTGAAGCTTTGCCACATTCTCATCGTGAGTCTTTATGGCTCCGGCCTTGGCTCTGTCTCTCATCTGTGGGTCTTCGATGCCCTTGATGAGTTCAAGTTGTCTCTCGTATTTGCGATTCTCGTCCTCAATCTGCTGGGCAATGGTAGCATTCTTCTCAATCAGGCTAGCCATCAGGTCGATGGTTTCCTTCTTGATTTTATTGTTCTCGTCTTCCAGTTTCTTGCGGATATCGTAAACACGAGTCTCCTCGCCATACTTATCCTTGACATTTTCAAGACTCATTCCCTTAACCTCGTCCGTAGTCAAGTTAAGGCCGGACTGAACGTTGTCGTGCTTTACCGCAATATCAAGCTGCTCCTCCAGGAACCTCTTGTATGTATCAAACTGGACAGTTCCTCTGAAAGCTATGTTTTCTGAACCCTTCTTGTTTCCTGTCAGCTCATATATCTTCTTGTATGTCTCATACTGCTCAGATATAGTATCAAGTTGCTTATTGAGTACATTCAGTTCGTCTCTGCGCTGGTCTTCGAGAAGTTTTCGGTTTTCAGTTTGAATGCCAGCCTTCTCGTTTGCAGCATAGTCCAATCTCTCCCTTGTTGAGGCCGGGAGAGTCTTCAAGAGTTCTTTAATAGAGGTCTCATAATTGGTGTAGTCGGAGATAGGGAATCTCTTTTTATCATTGAATATAGCCTCAAACTCTCCGTCATTAGCAAGCTGACCAAGAGCACCTTCTCCATAAAGCTCCTTAAACTTCTTGATTTCAGCATACATCTTCTTGTATAATTCGATGCGCTTCCTCAAATCTTCAAGAGCCTTATCTGTCTGCGCGCCTGTTGACCTACGGCCACCGGTTTTCTTGTTTTTCTTCTTGTCGTCACCAGTAAACCATTCGCCCCAGTTATCATGATAAGCCTGCATCTTAAGTTCGTACTCCTTCTGCTTCTGTGTAAACTCATCGAGAGAAAGTTTACCCAGCGCAAGCATATTCTTTCTGGTGTTGAGTTCCTTTTTTGCAGCAGTAATGTCCGACTCTGCGTTGCTCTTTGCTTTATCGTAGTCGTCTCCGGCATCCTTTCCCCAACTCTTGACGTACTTGTTCTTCTCATGGTAGTCGTAACCACTACCCTTGAGATTCTTTTCGAGCTGCTGAGTGAGATCCGAGTCATCGTTCCTGAATACGAGATGAATGACAGCCTCGAATCTATCAGCCGCAAGCATTCGCTTCAATGCGTCTGATGCAAAAGGATAGTCTTTCTGAACCTGAGCCGCAGCATCCTTCATCATGTTTGAAACCTGGACCTTCTCTGCATCTGTCAATTCCTGGTTGTTGCGAATCTTGTCACCAATCCAGGGAAACGAAGTGTTTACTGCGTTATCGAGAGCATCCTTGAATTTGTTCTCGTAGAAGCCAGTTTCAACACCCATCGCATTAAGAACGTCAGCACGGAACTGATCAGAAACATCCTGGTTCCATCCCTGCTTTGCAAAGAATGACGAAAGAATCTGGTTGGCCTTACCCTGCAACTTCGGGCTGTTGCTAATATCTCCAAGCTCATCAATGAGATAATCGCGCATGGCTTTCACCTCATTCTTATACTTTTCCTCCCAGGAGTTGAAGCTAGCGAAGTCGGATTGGGTGGCATTAATCATATTCGCCTTTGCGGATGCTGAAGAGAATGCTTCTGCTATTTCCTTTGCAGAAGACAGTTTCTCGTCGAATCCCTTGTATGTACCCTCGTCCGAAAGAGATTTCTGAGTACTCTCCTCAACCTGCTTGAGAAGAATGAGCTGTTCTTTGAGATACTTAAGTCTATCCTCATTCGATTTCTTTTCGAGAAGGCTCATTGTGAAAGCATTCTCCTTTTCAGGAGCAATCTCCTTAAGCTTTTCCTTATATGCGTCAATGAGGTTTTCTATCTCTTTCTCATCGCCGTCCTTAATGGCTTTATCTGCATCGTTATCGCGAAGGAACTCGCCGATCTGAGTGTACCTGTCTTTCAGTTCGTCAGCCGTAGTCTCCATATCCTGTTTCAACTGCTGATGCTTCTCCCAGTAGTATGCAAAGATTGCAGATCCGGCAGATATAGCTATTCCTGGAAGACCACCAAGAAAACCGATGATAGAACTGAATCCTGATTTCAATCCTCCGAGAAGCAAGCCTCCTGCTGCTCCCCATTTGCTAGGGCTAGCCAATCCCTTCAGTACTCCACCAAGGGAGATTCTGTTTACCTGACCCTCCTGTTTGGTGAGAGCCATACCTTGCTTGTACATCTCCTTGGTTATCTGACCGGTAACATACAATCGCCTGAGCTCGGCTTTTGTTATCGCATTCGCCTTCGCGAGTGCCTGAATATCCTGAATCCGAATCTGATTTTTGTACTGAAGAATCTGTTTCTCTACAGGAGTTATTTTCTCGCCACGCAAAAGCTTAAGTTCTGCTTCTTTTGCAATATTTCCCTTTGAGTTCAGTATTCTCTTTCCAATGCCGCCTTCCAGGATCTTAACTCCACGCATAAGGGCTGGACCTGCAAATGCCGCAACCATAGCAGGACCCAAGACGTGAATCTGCTGCACGAGATTGGTGACAACATCAAGAATACCCTTGAAAGTTCCACCTATAATATTCTTACCGTTAGCAAAGTCGGCAAGCATGATTTCCCAGGCATCCTTCAGTTTATTGTAGCGTCCGAGCAGAGTTTCACTCAGAACCTGCTGCATATTATAGAACTGACCACCTGCATCAGTCATCTGCCAGAAGATAGACTTCACATCATCAAAACTTACGTCTCTGCTTGATATACGAGTCTTAATCTCTGATGTAGAGACATTTCGACCCTCTTGCTTAGAGTAGAACTCAGATAACTTTTCAAGCAGAGGAATACCTGCATAAGCAATCTGGCGGAGTTCCTTACCATCGAGCCAGCCACGAGCCTGAACCTGACCAAATGCCAATGCGATACGGTCAAAGCTAACACCAAGACCGGAAGACATATCCGAAAGCCTCTTGGTTGTGTCATAGAGCTTGTCGTACTCAACTCCATACGCAGCCAACTGCTTAACATCTCGGTTCAATTCAGAGAATGTAAATGGCGAATTAAGAGCGAGTTCCTTAATCTGATTAAACATTGTGTTCGCGTTCTGCATATCACCAAGGATGGACTGGAGAGCGATATGCTGCTTCTCCATCTCACCACCAGTTGTGATGATGCTCATAGCGAACTGCTGGGCGCCGAACACAAGACCTCCCTGCAAGAAAAGCGACTTCAAATCCTGTACGGTTGAATTCAGCTTTCCTGCATGGCTATTAGCCTTCTCGAATCCGCGAACTAAGTCGGATTGTATCCTTGCGCCTGTTTGAGCTATTTCCTGCTGGTGTTTCCTCTCTAGATCTACAGCCTTTTGTTTTTGGCTAATAGCGGACTCCATACTTCTAATAAGAGGGGAATAGTCGCTTGTTCCTCGTCCCATTGAGAATAAATCTCTTATAGAATACCCACTAAGATTAGCCATAGCTCCTCGAAGAGTATTAAGCTCGCTTGTTATTTGCGAAAAAGCAGCCCTTATACGAGCCAAATCTTCTGTAGATAATGTATTCTTTCCGCTACCAAACAACCCTTGCAGTTGCATTCTTTGTGCTTCAAGTTCCTTAACTCTATCACGAACGAGGGATTCTGCTTGTTTTCGAGATACTGAAATTGCTTCTCTTCTAGCCTGGTTAGTTCGCTCAGTCGCTTCTCTTAACCTATTTTCGGCAGCGATCATTTCCTCATTACGGCGTACGATAGCATTTCGCAAGTCAGAGAGTTCTCTTTCCCTGGCAGCTAGCTCTTGTGCAGCCTGCGCTTCATTTTTCATCGCGACAAAGTTACCATGCTCGGTTGACTGTCTGTCTCGTTCCAAAATTGCGGATTTCAGTTGCTGCATTTCCCTGTAACGCTCATTAAGCTCCTGCGCCTGTTTTGATTCGTTAACAAGCGTCACGAATGCTCCCTGAGCCTCCATTTCCTTGTCGCGTCTTAAGATATCTTCTTTTAACTTGGCAAGTTCATTGTATCTATTTGTTAAATCAAGTGCAGCCTGCGCTTCATTTTTCATCGCGACAAAGTTACCATGCTCGGATTGTTCCTTGTCTCTACGAAGAATGTCTGCTTTTAGTTCCGATAACTCCTTCAGCCTTTTGCTGAGATTTGCAGTTTCCTGAGCCTGAATGCCCATTTGAGCCGCTATATTTTTAAAATCCTCAGCGATTTCTTTGCTATTCTCTCTATTAAAGTTCTTAAATAACTTCTCAGCAGACTTTCTTCCGGACTCAGTTTTTAGATCCAACTCCGAAAGTGCTTCTGAAATTTCTTTCAGTTTTGACCTAACATTGCTGTCTTTAATGTTTAAGTCAAACCACAAGTCACCTAAATTTCCACCTGCCATATCCTGAATATTTTTAAATTAGAGTTTATTGTTTAAGTAATCAGCAAGATTTATTTTCTCGCCGACAAGACTTCCCTCATTCTTCTTTTTCTCCATCCACCTGTCGTAGAGGTCATCCATCTCCTTCTTGGTATGCTTCTTCGGACCACCTTCCTTCTTCGTCTTAGGATAGACGACAAGAGGCTGGTCTGCAACCATGAGGTCAATCTGTGCCGATGAATAGCCCCACCAGTAGTCGTATGCTGCAATGAAGTACTTGCGCTGAAAGAGGAAACCGAACTTCTCCGCTAGTGAGAAGGCTGCTCCCCAGCTTGTTCTGCTTGGATAGCTTCTACTTCGCTCCTCGTCATCGTCATCATCACGTCCGTCATCCCGGTCGCTAATATGGTAGCCAGTGAGAATGCGTTCGATGGAATTTTTTTTTTAGAAACATCGAGGACCCTCAGCACCTCGGCCACGTCCACATCCTTGATGTAGTAGAGCCAGCGCCAGTAAAGCCAGTAGAATGCTCGTATCTTCCAAATGTTGTTAAGGAGGATGCAGACACAAATCTTGACGTTGCGCTTCCATTCGTTCTTCTCCTTTGCCCTGATATGAGAACACTTGCTCATTGTTCCCTTGCGAAGCCAGCCGAGCTTGTGCTTCTTTCCTCTGAACACGAACTCGGTAGGCTCGTCGTGCAGCACGCTGTCAAGCAACTCCTGCAAGTCCACTGAAGGCTGCTCTATTTTCTTTTCTTCTGCCATGATTGTATGCTATTAAATGAAGAAGGGCGGCACGGCTGTTGATTAGCCTGCCGCCCAACGGTTTGTTATCCTGAATCTAATTACCTAAAGAAGCCTTTACTTGATTAAGCGCCAGTGCCTGATCCACTTGCAGCTGGAGCCTTAGTAAGCCAAGCGATGCTACGCTTACCTGCACCCTCGATAGAACCTGAGAACTTAAACGCAACAGGCTCAGTACCGGAGTTATCCCACTGCAATGTAGCGTAGAGAGCGATGTTGGTAATAACCATGAGGTTCTCCTTCTCGTCGTCAACGATAACGATAGTGCCCTTGATCTTGAACTTCTTAGGCTCAACAGCGATACCTGTAAAGCCGGTAGTAGCGTCGAGAGTAGCGTCACCTGTACCCTTCAGGGTAACCTTGGTCAGCTCGGTGATAGCATCCTCGCCGAACATAATTGTCAGCAAGTCCTTTGCCTTTGAAGGAACAACGAACTCTACGTTGAAGTCGCCGAGCTCTGCGGTAGTTGCCCAGTCGCCTGCAAGACCGATAACCTTGTAGTGGTTGATGGTTGGGTCATCCATAGTCGCCTTCAGCGAGTCAACGGTAACCGGAAGCTCAACCTCTGGGGTGATGTCAACTGTAGCCTTGCTCAAATCGGTAATAGCCTTTGAGTAGAGCAGAGTTTTAGGACCATTGAAAATGTCCTTCATCTTGTCAATAGTTGTCATAGCCATAATCTAAAATATTTTAAATTGTTATACCTGAATACTTATTTCGTGCGTAACCTTCCCTGTATGATCGTCACGGAAAAACCGGCGCCATCGTCTGTCTGTAGTGTTATACGAGGATTTGAAACAATGAGATTTTTTGTGGAGATTGGAAATCTGTCCATAATCTCCTGGACTTTCTCGTCAACGCTAGAAACATCAAATGTGTTCGGATTTCTTGCTGAAGCTTTATCGCGCACATACAATTCGATTTGAACTGTAGTGGTGAAATCATTGTAAACTCCACTTGAGTTCATCTCGTTATTGTAGATACTAGATGGAAAGTATACCACGATGTAGCTGTTGATTTTCGTATCAACTGCCTTTGGTCGGCTCCGGGAGTAGAGCTTGTCGCAAATCCCCTTCATTGCATTACCGACATCGAAATATAGAGTCTTAATACTAACCATACCTTACATCGATCTAAAGTATCTAACCAAATATTCTCTAAGAGAGGTAATCACGTCGTGACCTCTCTTTACCTCGACAAACTTAGCGTAATCCACACCGGCAACAAGAAGCATCTGCCATGTAGCATCGTACTTTCCTTTGTTGTGTTCCCTTGAAACAAGTTCATCCCACGCAGCGTTCGGACCATATTCGCCACCTTCTCCATATTCACCCTTGAAAGGTCTCCGTCCGCTGTCTTTGAAGGAGAACGAACTGCGATAATACTTTTCGAGGTTGTATCTCTCTCCAGCAGCAAGGGTTACTCGGGTTGGCTCTGGACCAGGAGCATAATGAATTGACTGCAATGAGCCGTTGTAATATGTACCGATGGCGGTTGACTTGTACAAGTTACCGGTTACGTCATCATAGTTGCGAGACTTGTCGGCAGCCTTCATTGTCATTTCAGCCGCATGATCCATCTTCTGCTGCATCTTTTCTACAGCCATCTGACGAATTTTCTTCTCGACCTGTAAAAACTGACCTGATAAACTTGTCATAATCTAAACCCTTGTCAAATTCCAATATACAACAGTCCTGTTATTATCCGGTTCGCAGTCCTTAACCATACCTACTTCGGTGTTGTTGCCGACAGTGGAGTAGATGGTGTCGCCGTCAAGAGGACATCTGTCAGCATCCCATTCGTCATATCTGACAGGAATCGATGCCTTCCTCTTGTTCTGGTCGACATTCTTGTCTCCCTCTGTAGTGGTATCGGTGTAGCTGCGGCCTTCGCCATAGTAGAGAATGATTTCCTTGTCCTCGCCAACTGGAGCATCATCATCGGCAAACGGGTCATCAGGGTCGGCTTTTCCGACGACCTTCCTCACGATCTTGATGATGTGAGGGTATCTTGGGTTTCTGATGTTTTCCTTTTCCATACGCCTTATTTGATGATGTGAGGGAGAGGTTCTCCCCAAGGAGAATAATTCGCCCTCTTTACTCCGTGGGAGGTCACCCGGAAGGTGGACTTCTTCTTGAGCATCGAATCAGGCTCCAGCTCCGCATAGATAGCGTTAGCCTCTGCCTTCATCTCGCTCCTGTCGTTGTCCGACATGTCATAGCCACCTCCCGAATGAGTCCATCCGTTATCGGAATCGGAGGTGTTGTTCACCTTGCTCGGACCAAGAATAAACCATTTCAGCATGTCGGCATAGGCAAGTCTAACCTTGTCCTTGTCGCAGGCTTCGAGGTCAATGCCATTTTCAAGCTCCCTGTCGTGCATGATGCCCAACAGAGCCTTCATCGGCATCTCGAACTTCACCTTATTAATAAGGTAGTCGTTCACAGTGTAAATGTTCATCTCCGAATCCATAGTCATACAATCTAGTTACGTTAAAGAATTAACCCTTCTTGGTAATGTCGATAATCCAACGGTAAGGAGAATCGAGCATGGCAGGAACAGAAGCGAGGAACAAGTCTGTCTTGAACTCCTGGAACATACCGTTCGCTGTGACCATGTTACGAAGCAAACCGAGGCGGTTGTTGGTCTGTGCCCAAGCAACGTCCACGAGCTTGTTACCGAGAGTGTCGAAAATTCGCTTATCGAGAATTTCCTTGCGCATGAAACGCAAAGGCTTGCCAGCAGGGCGAAGAACGACTGTTCCGTCTGCCCAACCATGAATCTCTGTAACTGTGCCATCGAAGCGCTTGTTGTGCTCAACCTCATCAACAATCTCGATAGGAGAAAGACCGTTGATGTCAACAACAGACTTCAAGAACATTGCGTTGTTTGGACCGTAGTTTTGCAAAACTGCCACAAAGTTAGCGTTCGCCCAGCTCTTGTACAACTCAGCAATCTGCTTGTTCTTCAAGAATACGTTATTGTAGTCGTTCTTGGTCATCTGCCATACGAGAGGTACACTGCGGTACTCGATGTTCTCCTTGCGCCAATCCTCCTCAAACTTGCGCATCTGCTCAAGCAAGTCGCAGTTTGGATCGTTCCAGGCAAGCGTACCCGCCTTTTTGAAGTTCTTCTTTGGAACCTTTGCGTCACACAGAGGCTCCTGGATACCACGACCAATCTTGTCGTAGTCGATGAAACCGGTCGAACTCAACTGGGCTGACATGTATGTCATAGTCATGTCGAGTGAGTCGTACAATACCTGTACCTTGTCGAGGTAAGCATCAACCAGGTCAGCGTCGTTGCCGAACTCATCCTGGAGAAGCTTCATCTTGTGGTAACGCTCTGTCGCAGTCTCACGGAAGCCGTCAGCAGCGAAGTCTGGGATAGAAGCGGTGTACCACTCAATACCCTCGTGGTCGTTCTGATAGCCCTCGCCGAGAGGAGCACGGAGGTTCATCAAGGTTGCTGGGTTCAATGTACGTGTGCGAACCTTGAAGGTTGCATCACCATTGTTAGATGTAGGGGTGAGATTTGGATCAATGTCACCCTGTGTCAGATACCAGCCGTTGTTACAGCGAAGTACGCCGTCACGATTGACGAACTTCTGAAGGTAAGTGTTGTTACCCTTACCAGTGAAGAACTTCGCAAGCTGCTCGACACCAATATCAATTTTTGCCATAATCCTGAATCAATCTTTTTACGTTAGACAATAGGTTAAATATGCCAGAGCTCTGGGTAGAGTGACTTGTTCATCGCCTTGACAGCAGGAGGAACAGGACCCATACGGTCAAGCCACATAACGCAGTCTGGATTCAACATACAGAAGTTGACGTTTGTGCGAGGCTTGTGGTACTTGTCGCCGCCGGCATCGAAATATGGGAAGTCATTGTCGTTCGGAGCAAAGCAGTTAGGGTTGGTTACCATAGGCAATACGGATTCGCCTGCACTTGCAGCCTCAACCAATACATCACCTACCTTCAATGCGCCGAGAGCAGCAGAAAGAGTAACCTTCCAAACGTCACCTGCGGTTTCATCAGTCATAGCCTCAACGGCAGAAACAGTCACACCCTTTGCCTTGGTCTTGAAGTCCTTCTGGCCGATCATGATGGTGTCGCCAGGGAACGGGATGTGAACGAAGCCGTTACGAACGATGTAGATGTCTGTGTCTGTAGCCGCAGCAGTAGCCTTTGCCACGCCGTAGGCCTTCAGAATCTTAATGGTTGCACCAGGACCCTCGTTGCCAGCTGTAAAGCCGAGGTCGTGCTCAATAAAGTCGCCGGCATAAATCTTAGCCTGGCCCTTGAATGGGTTAACAAGCTTACCACCAATAGGTGGGTGAACGAAGGCATTCTTGATAAGTGCCTCAAGACCGGCAAACACGTATCGGGTTCCGCCGACCTTACCTTCTGTCTGAACGATGGTCGCGCCGTGGTTCAGCATGCCACGAGTACCCATCTGTTCCATGTAGGAAATAGAAGTGTTGTCCATAATCTTTTTACCTTTTTAAAATTGTTATCCTGAAATTACTTATTGTCTCCACCGCCGCCGTATCTCTTCTTGCGACGCTCGGCAACCTCATCCATGAACTTGTCGTCGTCAGTAGAGCTTCCGCCACCAGATGTCCGCTGCCCCTTTGCAGGAATACCGTTTTCACCAGTAGCTTCCTTGTACTCTGCGGTGTAGATTTTTTCAGCCTTAGAAACCAGGTCGTCGATGTCGGCATCTTCGTCCGGAATCTCCAGCTTTGCGATTGCAGCATTGAGGAAGTAGTTCTTCATTTCAAGGTTTGCCTTGTCGAACTTATCCTTCAAACCTGCCTTTACAGACTCGATGGTTGCCTTCCTTGCAGCCTTCTTGTCTCTTTCTGCGTTAGCCTTTTCGAGAGCTTCAAGTTTCTTAAGCAGCTTGGAGTATTTGTCGTCAGGATCGTCACCCTTTTCATCCTCCTTGCGCTTACGCTCCTCTTCCTCTTCCTTCTTCTTGCGTTCAGCCTCCTCCTTGCTCTTCTTTACCTCGTCAGAGATATTCTTGTGCAAGTTACCGTTGATACGCTTCAGACGGTTTGCTAACTTGGTAACCAACTTGGAATTTGCTTCCTCGTCATCACCGAAATCTTCCAAAACATCATCAAGTTCCTCATTGATGGTCTTTTGGCTAAGTTCTTTGAACTTGGTGGTATCAACCTCCTTGTTCACTAATGCTAAGAGTTCCTCTCTTGTCATGTTGCTTTTTGATTAAAAATGTTATCCCGAAAGTGGTCCCTCCACCTCGAAAACGTATAAATATACCTTTTATTTTGCAAATATATGAATAAATATGCAATTATCAAAGAAAAATTGTATATTTTTGCAGTATTAAATGTATATTTATGCAAAAGGAAGTATTTTCAGGATTAAAATTGGATAACGGAGAGCCTATTTATACTCAAGAGTATATCCAATCATTAAGAGACGCCGATAAGAAGCATCCCGACAAGCTGAAGATTATAGCTCAGCGTGGCGGTCAGGAGCGCATGCTGTCTATTGATGCTGATATTAAGATAGTTGGCGGCTCGCGAGGCGGACCACTTCTTGTCGATACCAAGGTTGTTACCCCATTTGGTTATAGGCGTATCGGGGATTTAAAGGCAGGTGACATCATCAGTGGAACTGATGGTGGAATGCAGCGTGTCGTATATCGCAAAGACCACGGCAAACTTCCTGCTTACAAACTAAAGTTTGTCGATGGGTCTGAAGTTATTGCATCATACGACCACCTCTGGAATGTACGTAAGACTTGCTATAGAAGCAAGAAGAGAATCATTAACGGGTTATCTATCAATGATGATTATAGGGTATGGACCACCCAGATGGTTGTTGAACACCTCGCAAAGCTGAAGACTGGCGAGATTAAAAATAGCAAGTTGCTCATACCTTTGTGTGAGCCTGTAAAGTTTACTCGCTCTTGGGGAAATCGTCATTACAAACCAACGAGCTCACCTTATGTTATGGGCGCCATACTTGGAGATGGATGTATAACCGCAAATATAAAGAATGGAAGTTATGATGCCATGCTATGTAGCGCAGACGAAGATATCGTGAGAGAGTTTGAGAGTGCTGGCATCGATATGACTAACTATGCACAAAAACAAGGCAGTATAGCTTGTGATTACAGAATCAAGGATGAGAGATTACGTAATGATCTTGAGGGTTTAAAGCTATACGGTTGCGACGCTTTCAATAAGTCGGTTCCAGATTTCTATAAGTTTGGCTCTATAGAAACAAGGTGGGCTATTCTTCAAGGACTTATGGATACCGATGGTACTGTGGACAAGCGTGGACATTGTATGTTTTCGACAGTCAGTGAGCAACTTGCTAAAGACGTTAAGTTTTTGGTGAACAGCCTTGGAGGACTTGCCACTATAAATAAGTACGAGAACCACTACACCAAGAATGGAGAACGTATTAAGGCAAGCGATTATTATGATATTTACATCAGAATTAATCAGTCAGAACGCTTATTCCGTCTTCCACGTAAGAAGGTGCTTTGTACCGAGTACAATGGCGGCGTAAGCGAACTGGGAAGAAGGATTGTTGATTTTGAATATGTAGGAGAGAAGGAGTGCTGCTGTATTGCAGTGAACAACACAAACTCTCTGTTTATGGTGGAAGACTTCATCGTCACTCACAACTCCAAGTCCTTCTCTTCCCTAATGGAAGTTCTGAAGGATATTAAAAATCCAGATTTCCATGCAACAATTCTTCGTAACGAAAAAGACGACTTGCAGTCCTTGGTGACAGACTCTTACAAATTGTTCTCCCAATTTGGAACTTACAATAAGTCACAGAACGATATGACCTGGAACTTCGACAACGGAGGATGGCTCAAATTCTCGTACTACGCAGGAGCCTATCAGGATTTCAAGACACGATTCCAGGGGCGCCAGTATGCCTATGTCTGCATCGATGAGGGTACTCAGTGTCCATACAAGAAGTTCAAGTACCTCTTGACCAACAACCGAAATGCAGCGCATATCCGAAACCGCTTCTGGATTACCTGTAACCCAGACCCGGAATCTTGGGTGAGAAAGTTCATTGACTGGTGGGTTGACGAGAACGGCTACATCATACCGGAACGGGACGGAGTTATACGATACTGTTTCATGGACGGCGATACGCCTGACTCAATCTACTGGGGTAACACGAGAGAAGAGGTGTACGAGCAGTGCAAGGGCATTATCGATAGCCTTTGGAAGGATAGCTATGAGGAACTTGGTTACACAAAGCTCGAAATGTTCATCAAGTCGGCAACATTCGTTCGCGCTGACGTATCAGAGAACATTAAGCTTATCTCTACCGATGCCTCATATCTCGCCAACCTTGCCCAACAGGACGAGGAACAGCGTATGCGAGACCTTGAAGCCAACTGGAACTGGAAGGCCGCCGGTGATGACATGATCAAGATGGAAGACCTTGATGAAATCTACGACAATGCAGAACAGATAGGAGATGGAAAACGCAGAGCTTCTGCCGATATTGCTTTCACCGGCGGAGATAACTTCGTAATGTGGCTTTGGGAAGGATGGCATTGTAAAGACTTGGTTGTGCTGAGGCTGGACCCTAAGACGCTCGTTTCTGTAGTTGAGGCCAAGCTGAGAGAGTGGGGTGTCGAGGAATGTAACTTCACTTACGATATGCAGGGTATCGGTCAGTATTTCAAGGGATTTTTCAAGGATGCCGTCCCATTCAACAACCAGGCAGCACCTATCGCTAGGAATCATCAGGAAGAAGAAGGAATCAAATACCTATATAAGGATTTGAAGTCTCAGTGCGCATGGTTATTCTATAAGATGATAAAAGAGAAGCAGATTTCCATTGACTCGGCCCTGCTTGAAAGAAAGTATTCAGGAAACGGATTTGACAAGGTTCCTCTCAGACAGATTCTTCAGAAGGAGCGTAAGATGCTCAGACGTGACGAGAATAGCGATGATAGGGGATTCAAGCTATTACCTAAGAAGATTGCCAAGAAATATGTCGGGCACTCGCCTGACTTCTTTGAATCTTGGTTCTATGTAATGATATTCAGTTTAACAAAAAAGAAAAATAAAAAGGTAAAAGGATTATGGATGCTATCAAGGTAAATAATGTAAGGGAGCTGCTCGTAAGGAAGCCATTCTACGAGCTTACTCCTGCGGGGTACATGAAGCACTCGGCTGTAAGCGACGTTGTTCCTGACTATTACGACGGAACGATGCCAGACGACACCATGTATCGCCGCATCAAGACGCAGGCAGACTTCCTGCGTGAGTATTACCCATCTGCCCATAGGATTATGGATGAAAAGGAATACCCGGACATCTGGAAGTTGAACCCTGAGAATAACAGGTGGTACTGCCAGAAGATTCAGCGCACAGCCTTTGCATTCCAGCAGCTCATCCACACGAAGCATCTGCTGCACTTGACTGGCAACGATGTTCAGTTCGAGCTTGCTGATGGTGATGACTACGAGAACGAGAAGAAGGTAGAGGAGAATCAGAAGACCCTCGATGTATTCAAGAAGGGCTGGCTTATGCACGATATGGAGATTCGCTTCTTTGAAGCTGTAAGTGCGTATCTGAAGGTTGCAGAATGTGCAATTGTCGGCTTCTTCGATGAAAAGAAGAATTTCTGCACACGAACACTCTCTTATGATCGAGGAGATACCCTGTACCCTCACGTCGATTCACTCACTGGTGATCTCCTGTGCTTTGCCAGGAAGTACTACGACTACGACGATGAGGGCAACGAGAAGACCGAATATGTCGAGGCTTGGGATAACCGGAAGTTCTACCGCTTCAAGAAGGCTGTCAAGTCTGGAAAGGTGAAAGAGGTAATGACGAAGATTGCAAGAATTTTCGGAATTGATGACTACACACTCATTGAAGAGAAGGACCACGGCTTCCAGTTTGTGCCGGTAGCCTACGCACGTAACGACAACGGACCTTGCTGGTTTATGGTCCAGAAGAACATCGAGGACTACGAGGAGGCATTCTCATATCTCTGCGAGAACAATAAGGCGTACGCTTTCCCAATCCTTACGCTCACTGGCGATGGTGAGGATATTTCTATAACCGGCGACGATATGACCGGCTCTGCGAAGACAATCATGATTACGGACACTAACGGCAAGGCTGAATTCTTGAATGGCACGGATGCCTCTGATGCCTTCGCTACACAGCTCAACAAGTCGTATGACCTCATCTACGAACTGTCATTCACAGTAAAGCCGCCTGAGTTGAAATCTGGTGACCTCCCAGGTGTAGCCATCAAGCTTCTCTATTCTCCTGCACTGGAGGTTGCAATGAACGATGCGCAGGAGTTACAGCCATTCCTGGATAAGATTCTCCGCATCTGCCAGTTCGGCATCGGTACTGAAGAAAACTGCGTCGCTACGATGTCTGGGCTTCCAATCAACGCATGGATAAATCCATATATCCACAGTAACTTATCGGAGCAAATCACAAACATCGCTACCGCAGTTCAGAACGGATTCCTCTCTAAGCAGACGGCTTCTGAACGCTGTCCTGACTTCCCTAAGACCGCCGAGTATGAGCGTATCATGCGTGAGAAGAAAGAGGAAGACCAGCAGGACCTCCTCATGGATATTCAGCGTGCGGATAACGAAACAGAGAACGCCATCGAGAAGCAGAAAGTTACAGCTCAGATTAACGGATACCCAGCCTCAGTCAATACCGGTAACGGAAGGAAGCGTGGGCGCCCCAATAAATTTAACACTGATTCAAACGGAAACAGGTTAGGGGAGTCGCATTGGGACGAATTCAACAAGAAGCATTAATAGCCTATGGATGAATTAAAACGTTCTGTCGATTACAGCAGGAAGCGCTTGCAGGCAATCCGAAACTGCGAGAGTCACATATCAGAAATACTCTGGAAATCGACACAGAAGATAATTGCCGCAAGTAAGCGATACAGAGGTGCGGGCAGGCTCACAAACGAGTCAGCCTTGCTCTCTTACGCCAAGAATATTACTGCTGAGGCCGAGGAGAGTATCAATAGCTACATCTCTGCTTACTCCAGGGCTTCATGCAAGATTCTCGGGATTGACAGCGAGAACATCGAATCGTTTCTCGTTCGTGATATCTACGGAAAGACGACATCCGAAAGAAACGCCGTCTATCTCGGAAACTTTGCTGAAGATATTGTAAGAATGATCAAGGCAGGAACCTTGATGGGATATTCAGACCAGCAGCTCCTGTCTTCCATTCGCACAGGCTATAAAGACCCATATCACACATCAGTCATCACCAAGGCGAAGAGAAAGGACATTAACATCGATGTTCCTTCTTACGGAAAGGGCTACTACAAGAACGCCTATCAGAACATTGTAAGAAACGCTTCTCAGGTGATTGCTTTGGCGTGGGGACAGGCAGAGCAGGAGTATGGGCAGGAGAACAAGGCTATCGGGTTTTACGTCAAGAGAGGAAGTAGTTATCCGTGCGAAATCTGCCAAAATGAAGCCGATGCTGGCATCCATTCTTTCAAAGACCCATATCCACCGTTCCACGTTTCGTGTTGTTGCTACACTTTATTTGCGTTCAAGGATAATAAAAAGAAATGATATGATAAATTCTGAATTAAATTTTACTTTAGAAGAAATTCTTCCGAAGTTCCCTAAAGAATTCCAGGAGAAGATAAAGCACTCTGTAGAGCTTCTGAGAAAGGCGGAGAAGCTTGCACTGGCATACTCGCCTAACGAAGGCTTCTATCTATCGTTCAGTTCAGGCAAGGATAGTCAGTGTCTTTATCACATTGCCAAGATTGCAGGCGTGAAGTTCAAGGCTCACATGGGGCTTACGTCCGTCGATCCACCAGAAGTAATCAAGTTCTGCCGCAAGCACTATCCGGACGTAGATATGATAAAGCCGAAAATCAGCATCTATAACCAGGCCCGTAGGGAAGGCATGCTTCCGACAAGACTGATACGATGGTGCTGTCGAGTCTATAAAGAGGGTATTGGCGCAGGTAACGTGGTTCTCATAGGCATCCGCCACGCAGAAAGCAGACAGCGTTCGGGTAGGAGTGAGGTCGAGATTACCAACCATAAGTACAGCGGCTCTCTTGAAGGTCTTGACGAGTTCCGTGATAAAAGGAACAGTCAGAAGCGTGGCCGTCCAACCCGGTGGGGCATCCACGAGATTAACATCACCAATGCCAGTGATGAGCGTACCATCGGCTGCATCAGAGGCTACGAATCGCTCTTAATCTCTCCAATCATAGAGTGGACAGATGATGATGTATGGCTATTCTTGAACACGCTCGGTATTAAGCATTGCAAGCTGTACGACGAGGGCTACTATAGGATTGGCTGCCTGTGCTGCCCTATGCACAACTATAAGCAGAAACTCGCCGACTGCAAACGCTATCCGCATATCTATAATAGTTGGATTAAGGCCATCAAGGATATCCAGGCTAGCGGAAGGATGATAGACGAAGGATTGTCGCCGGAAGAGGTATTCGATTACTGGATATACGGCAAGTCTATCAATGTATGGAGAGAACACCGCAGGCAGCAAACGTTGAACTTTTAAATATCAAGACTATGATTGAAGAAACAAAAGGATACACGTTATCCGTCGATACGTACAAGAAGGCGAAGGCTCTCGGTATGAAAGACCCTCGCTATTACATCTATGCAAGTCTCCGTGGCTCAGGTATGCCAATGAGGGATTGTTGGGCGATTTCCTTCCAGGGAGAAGGATTCAACTGGACAAAAGACGTTCTGGAACGGGAGATGAACAAGCTAGAGTCTTTAGAGTCTGTTCAGAAGAGAATCGCAGAGGTTCAGGGCAAGAAAGCGAAGAACGAGAACGCCGATGAGCTCACCCAGGAGGAACTTATTAAGGCTACCTCGAAGGAAGAGATTCTGAGAAACCTCGTTATCGCTCAGCGCAAGCAGAAGTTTGGCTCTCCAGAGTGGCAAAAGACGACTGCCATGATAGCAGACTATTCTAAGATTAAGCAGGACGAGATTGATACGGAAAATAATGTGATTCATTATTTCATCCCTCTGTCTATGCCTCGATGCTGCGAGGACTGCATTATCTTCAAAAATGGCCAGGCGACATTCCAAAAGAAGAAGAAATAGTTAAATTCGTGTTAAAGTAACTTTGTTTTACTAGAATTTCAGCAAAACCAAGTACCTTTGCAGGCAGATATACGTTCACAGATTCGTTCTGCTGTTCGTAATTCTGTTTAATTGGTTACGAGGGGTGGTGTCTTCACAGATACCACCCCTCACTTTTATATTATGAAAGTAGAAGAAAACTTTGAAGTCAATTAAGGATACTTCTCTCCGGTAACCAACTCAAGTATACTCTTAAGCCTATCATTAAGAAGGTCGTCATTGAATACAGGAAGAACACCGTATGGAGGCAGTTTCTTAGTCTCTGCGGTCTCCAAAATGAACTGGAGCGCCTGTACTAAGGAAGTGTGGTCTTGAACGACCTCAAGCAATTTATCGCTCATCCTTGCCTCCTTCCTTCTTAATCTGCTCTGCCATCTCAAGAAGAGTCTCGGCGTGCTTATCTCTATCGATGACCTCCTGAACAGCCTCATCGCTTTCCTTGCGAAGCTGCTCTTCTGTCTTACCCTTGTCGGCAGCAGCGTTTCTTCTTGCAGCCTCACGAGCAATGTATTCGTCACGGAGTTTCAACTTACCTGCCGTGTATTCTGCATCGCCAGGCAACGATGTATCCGCATACATAAGCTGGGCAAATGCCTCGATGATGTTTCTATCATCCTTGGAGAACTCATAATGGTCTCCTACAGCAACAGGAATACACTCATCGAGCGCAGCGTACATGGATGTGCCGATAGAGTACTCGATTCCCCATGTGCCGGCAATGTTCGCAATCTTGATGAAAGGCAGCGAGCCTCTCTGTAAATGCTTCTTGATCTCAGCAGGGATATCCTCTCTGAGTGAAGCAACTTCTTTCTTAGACAAGCTCTTACTGAACTTCAGCACGGTGAAGTGTCTTGTCTTGATAGTCTTTCCAAATGGTAATGCCATGATAACAATATTTTAAAGTTCAACTTTTATTTCCTTATACTCGAAATCTGTGCAAGCATCATCATCTTCCGAAACGTCTCTCCCGAAGCGTTCTTCTTTACACTCCCACACCCCGTTGTCAAAGAAGAAGCAATCCTTGCAAGTGTAATCAGTCTGTTCCATGTTCCTTACGTTTTTATCCAAACTTAAATATATATCCACCTACATGAGAATACTTATTAGAACCATTACACATTCCGCTAATGTTTCCCATACTGAAACCTGTTTTCCTAGCCGCATCATGCACGCTACAGAACGTTTCTATTTCTTCACCATCAAGAGAAAACATTTTCACACATTTCCCTATTTTGGGGTGACGATGTTGGTAATCAGATATTTTTGTATTTCTGTTACCATAGTTTGCGTTATATTTAACATCACACCATTCGAGATTTTCAACACTATTATTGTGCTTATTTTCGTCAATATGGTTTATTTGTGGTAATGTGCTATCCCCCAAGAATGTCTTAATCACAAGCCTATGAACATATACACTCTTCTTGTTACCGTTATCATAAATGATGCAGCATCTTAAATACCCGTCCTTATTTTCCGATTGCTTTAGGATTTTTCCCTTCATAAACACAACATCGTCCTTTCTATTTTTTCTCTTACGCGAAGAATATCTATCTGATGTCTTCACTCTTCCTAGAGAAGAAACGTAATAGTTACTGCATCCATTTATCAACTTCCATTGTTCGCATGGAAGAGTGTCATCTGTTCTATTTTTCCATATTTCTTCCATTTAATTTATTTATTTCGTCATTAATATAAAAAATTGCCTTACGCAAGTCCTCGATGCGCTTCTCGGTCTTTGTTTTGTTGCCATCCACCTTATCCTTGCGCAAGAGATACTTGATAGCATTTCCTGTATTGAAGTCAAGATGTCTGCAAATATCCAAAGGCTCAACACCGCACAAATCCTTCAACCAAGCGTAATGGGATGGGTGAGATACTTGCTCCGTCTTTTTGTTTGCGGCTTCTCCTTCACCTTTCGTTACTATATCGAACTTTGTACCAAACATCATAATATCTTCCTCGCGAAAACGAGCGATATACTTGTAATCTGTGCTAACAGATGTACATATATAAACATCAGCATCCTTTCTCTCGGCATTGAACAGAATAGGGGTTCTGCCGTCATGAATACCTATAGGGTCAAAATTGCATTTTAAGCAATCATTTTTTGTGATATAAAATCGCAGCCCTACCTTAATATCTTCTTTCTCAATCATAAGCTATTTCTCCTTATCTTTTAGTTCAACGAAATCTCCAATACCCAAACGAGCCTTGTTGATGCAAGACGCAATCCAACCAATCAAGTAGGCAGAAGGCTCGTCGCCGTGTTCCATACCAATAGCGTCCTCGATGGCATCGCAAGCGTGAGAAGCCTCATGGCAGCAGTAGTTCATCGACATATCCTTCTGGCATTGAAACGAGACTAGAACACCACGTCTGTTGTCGCTCTTTCTGACAGCATCTGAATACGTAACGCCGCCGTAATCTCTATCGGGAGCATTGCACCCGTCAAAACAGGAATCTATCAGCTCTTTCAGGTCTTTACCGATGTGTACCCAAAGCTTCAAAGGGTAGATTCCGTTTCCATATTCGTAATATCCTTTCTTCTTCATATTCTAAACTATTTCTTGTTATACTTGTGTCCGCAGTGGTACATATTGCATAGATTGCACCTGTAGACAGTCATTCCATGCTCGATAAGTTTAGGGTGTGTATTCAGAAACTCCCAAGCATCATCCTCAGTCTCGTATGCAACCTTCGCCTTCCATGAATGAACCTTTCTAGTCCAATGCTCCGGGTCTGGCTTGAACGGCGGAACCTTGTTCGGATTGTGATGTCTTCTCATAGGCACTTGAATGAAACACTGTTCAACGTTCTGTTCACCACAATCTCCTTATCGTTGCACATGGTCCTCATGCACTCCAGGGCATCATCGCGGACAGCAATCATAATCTCCTGCATCGAAGCGGTGGCCGGAACAATATTCCCATCAGCCTTCTTCTTCGTGATACGGGATATAATCTCCTTGATATATTCCTTGTCTATCATAGAAATCTGTTTTATAACCGTTAATCATCAGGCTGAATGAAGCTCTCAGGCTGCTTGATGTCCTCCTCACCACGCAATTTATTCTTCACATCATTGATGAGAAGCTCCTGCTTCAGGTCAATCATCTGCGCACCGTACACCAGATACGTCATTCCGCCCTGTGACCTCTTCTTGAAGAAGCCGTACTTGTCGCTCATATCACGCCCGAACTTCTGGATCGTAGGGATATCCTTCTCCTCGACATCGTTGGCCTTGCAGAACTCGACGAATCTCTCGTACATCTCCTTGGCAAGCATGCACTCCGAAATCTCGCCCCTCACCTCTTGGCTGCACCTCATATCATACGCCCTTATCCAGGCATAGATAGGATTGCTTCCGAGAAGAGAGATGAGCAGCTGTCTCCTGCTGCCCTCAGCTGCCGGGAACCTGTACTTCCTGCTTCTCAGCTCCATCGCGCCACGGAATATCCAGTTGAACACTCCGCTCAGCTCTTCACGGATGATCTTGCTCGCAAGCTCCGGGTCCTGCCTCTCCTTAGGGATGGTGACATCGAAGCTCACGTACTGCAAGCGTCTGATGAATCCGAGCGACGCATCATCAGGGAACGGAAGCTCGTTGAGGTTGAAGATGAGGTAGGGGATTGAGTTCCCCTCCAGGATATCCCTGCCGAGTTTTCTCATCGGGACTGGCTCGCCGCTCACGAGTCTCTTAAACATACCAGTGTTCTTCCTTCCGAACTTCTTCGGGTCAGAATCGGAAGACCAGTTGAAGATGGCGTTCCTGATAGGATACCTTCCCCTCATTCCCTCGTCACCGTCGGCAGTGAGGTCGGCGTAGTCCATCTTGCTTATCCTGTCCTTGCCGAATATGTTGCAGGCAACGTCGAAGATGACACTCTTTCCGTTGGCTCCCGTACCTATAAGAAGAAGACAGAGCTCAATCTTCGATGATTCCTTCCCCTCGTACGGATTGTATGCAGTACCTCTCTGTATGAGACCGAGACCGAGGAACATCTGGAGGATCATCCTCGACGTCCTGTCCGGAAGGACCTCCTTGATGAAGTTCATCCACCTGTCACACTTCGCCTTTGGATTGTAGTCGTAAGGATGATAGTATGTGACATGGTACTCGGGAGAGAATGGCATAACGTTCGGATACTTCAACCCGCTGCCGAAGTCAACAACTCCGTTGGCGAATGCAACGATATCGAATGTAGGTCTCAGTATGTTGTAGCACTCTATCACCTCCATGAATGACTTGTTCATCACCGTACTGATGCCGAGCATCGGAGCCATGGCCAGGTCAAGGAGCAACAGCTGGTAAGCCTGCTCAAGGACTATCTTCGGAACTGCTTCGTATATCTTGCCGTTGAACATGTAGTAAGCACCGTTGTAGTACTTCACAGGAGCCTTCTTCGCCAGACGTCTCATTGACCTGATGAAATTGGACTTCAGCTTGTTGTACTTCTCAGAGTTTGCCTTGCCCCAGTCCTGGCAACGGAGCTCTTCGAAGCCGTACTCGTCATGCCTCGAAAGGTCAAGCAGCTGAGCGTGCAATGTGTCTATAGCAATACCATTTTCCATTTATGTACAATAATAATATTAATTTTCCGTTATTGTGTAGGATAAACCCCGATAAACAGGGGCTTTCTGAAGGATAACACGTGTCAGGTCGTCCTTACAACATGTCGTCTATAAAATATCGACAATACAAAGATACAGATAATATCCTGAATATCCGGTAAAACCCTAGTAAATAAAGGGTATAAATATACATTTTAGGTATACATTAAATGAAGGATAGGTATACATTTATGGTTTGGTCTGCAAAGTAAGAGTTTATGCTATCAAATGTTAATAAATAACGGATGAATGAATATGCATAATTACCCTTTATGAAGGAAAGTAATTAAACTTTACAAAAAGGCTGAAAAATCGGAAGAAAAAATTTTTAGATGAGGTGACTACCGCGCTGATTTAGTGCTATTTAGGGGGTGTGGGGGTGTTTCTTCTGAAATTATTACACTTTGTGTCGGTTTATATAGTGTAAAACGGCGTGAAACAATATTTTTGTAATTATTTCAAATTGTCGGTTTATATTTATAAAAAATTTATGTAACCCCTTAATAACCAGCACTTTATAATATTGTTTATATTCATTTTATTGCATAATTATACATTATCAATAAAGCGTGAAACATCAAAACTTATTACAAAGTAATTGACCAAAATATATTTACC